ACTAAATTCTTATTAGAATTATATCCTAAAATATATAAGTTAATTGCAAATGGATTATTCTTTTCGTTTGTATTATTTTTCTTTCCTACTAAAAATTTGTTAACCGCATCTTTAATTTCCATTTCACTCTTACCTTGTAAACTTGTTACAATACCTGTAAATTCGCTTAGGGTATCTGGATTTGCAAGAATAGATGATGGTGAGTTATTATCCAATTCTCCATCCGGTGCACAATATGCTTTAGCAATACCACCATACTTTGCAGGTAGTGATAGGGCTCTTACTTGATAATCTTTACGAGTTACTGCCCTATTTTGAGAACCAAATGTTGCCAGTGCATTTTCTCTTATTTCATCAATAGTTTCAGCACCTCTTGCCCCATTTGCTGCGGTTTCGTTTTCAACTGCGATTGAACCCTTAGCTACTCTATATGCTGCTAATTCATCTCCACTAAGTGAAATTGTATCTTCATCAAAAGAAACGTTTGTTATTCTATTTATTTCACCTTTTGGAGTATTTGCCAAAATACCACCACCTACTAAATACGAAACTGTAATAATAGTGTTAGCGGGTGCCTGACCATAACTTCTTGTCTTTAAAAAGTTTGCAGGGTCAAATGATGCACCTAAATTATCTATTGATGAATTCAATCCCAATCCTACATTTTTGAAGTTTGGTATAAGGGTTTCATCAGATGAGGTAGAATTACCACCACCAAATACAATTGTTGTAGTATTGTCTGGATTTACTTTTGTTACAAATCTTCTAGAAGTTTTTATTAATTTTAAAACGTTTGCAACTGAATCTTTAAATTGAAATAAATCCTTATCAGTTTGATTTGATACAGGATAATCAACAAATACCATCTCTTGTGCAAGATATGGAACTTCATACCATTTATTTCCGCTACTATCTCTTACATCATATATTTGAATTATATTTGTTTCTGCCAAATCTATTTTTGAAAATTCTTGTGCAGTTCCAAATGTAATATCTATTGTCTTTAATTCTGCAGATATTGCGTTAACATACTTTTTAACCAAATAAAAGGTTGGTTCGTTATCAGTATTTTTTCTATATATTGTAATTTCTCTTTCATCATCAACACTAAAATCTAATAATTCAGTTGTTCTAAATAGTGTACCGGTTGTATTTGCTTCTACTACCATACCCTCTTTAACTCTAAGAAAATAATCAGAATCGGGTCTATTATTTACACCTAAACCAGTTGCAGGAACTAATTGATAAACTGATAATCTTACTAATGCAGGCGATGTTACTTTTGGTTTGTATCCTAAATATTGTGCAAGTGCGATAACATTTTCTTTATCCTCTGCATATAACATTAAGGATTCTTTAAGAGTATCATCTATATAATAACCCAAAACATCCCCAATATACGATGCCATTTCAATGAACATCATACCCGGTGAGGTTTCGTTAAAATCTGAATATGTTTGCGGGAAATAAGTTTTTGCGTACTCAATTAAGTTTTGACGGAAACCGGCAAAATCTTTATTAAGATATTTTATATCTCTACCTTGATTACTTTTTCTTGTTATACTATTTAATGCCATTATTATTATCCCCTAACTGTAAAAGTTATTTCTTGTGTTTCAATTGTATTTCCGACCGTAAACTGAATTGTCATATGTGCAGTATGGTTATCTTTCATAGCATCAGTCATTTCTACATCAATTTGTTCAATATTAATATATGGTAACCAATAACTGACTGTTTGGGTAATTACATCTTGTAATTGTGATTCAAACGTATCATCCATTGGTTCAAACAAAAGTGATTGTAATCCCGTACCAAACTCTGGTTGCATTACTCTTTCACCCTTTGCCGTTAGTAGTAAATTTTTTAAATTTGCTTTTGCTTGTTCGAAAGATGTAAAGGCTTGTTCAAAATAACCAGTATTACCTCTTTTAATAGGTAAAGTTATTCCATACGCGTAAGAATCAAATTCTTGCGTATCCTTTACAATTTTACTACCAAGTACATAAGCCATATTATTTTTTAAACCTCTTAACTAATTCCGAATTATCTCTATTTAAAATTCTATCTAATCCTGCTAATCCAGTCGTAACACCTAATCCACCTTTTTTAATCCCACTACCTCCCATATCACCATAACCCATCTTAGAAGCCATCTGAGTTCTCATTGCTTCAATTCCACCTTGTGCTCCCCCACCATATGATATTGTTTCATCTATATCAGGTTCTGCATCCATATAATTTGGAATGTGTGAATTTGCATAACCTTCATTTATTGGTTGTTCTATTTGGTAATTATCTAAAATAGATGAACCACCTCCCACTTGTCCTGCACTTCTTTGTGCAGCAGTAAATGGTTTGGTTTGATTTAGTATTTCATTTATAGTTGAATTTCTACTCAATTGTTTTGCAGGTTGAACTTGTCTTACTTCTTCTTTAGTAGTAGTAGTTCTGTCCTTTTCTAATAATAGAGTTGCTAATTCAAATGGGTCAACTTCTTCCAATATATCCTTTTTAGGCTTTGGAGTTGCCGTTTCGTTTAATAACTTACTAACTTCCTCCTTAATCATTTTAGGAAGTTGTTTCTTAATTTCTTGTTCTACAACTAATTTAATTAGTTGTGCTAATTTTTTAGAATCCATTTTAAAAATATTTGTTAACTTACTATAAATATATGTTTTGAGTATTTTGCATTTTTATAAAGGAGTTTAACCTAATTTATCTTATGCTTTTTTATTTTTCTGAGATGCAACTGCAGCTTTACCATTTTCATTTAATCTCCACATAGCAATGGTTGTATTATCAACATGGTTTGCTTGAATGACATTTTGAGAAAAATCACTAACCCATTTCCAACCCGTCCAAACTTGAATATGACCATATAATTTACCACCTAAATACCCCATAACAACTATATCACCCACTTGCCACTGTGCAGGATTTTTAGTATAAACTGAATTTATTTTTACTTTTTCGTTGTAATAAACTTTACCACCTATGTTTCCTGCAAAAGATGCTCTACCACCACCGGTCGATGGGTCTTTGAATGAAAACCAATCTGCATTACCACTTATTTTACCTAATCCGCTTACACCTGTTAATGCAACTACGACTGATTGTGTACCTTGTGGACATAATCCATGCACACCTTTGATATAACCACTTCTTAAATTTCCATAATTAACTCTTGGATTTTTACCCAACTTAGGTGCCCATGCTCCTGCTATTTTTAATAACTCATCTAAATTTTTATACCCACTCTTTAAATCAGTATCAGGTTCAAGTGGTTTAAGAATTCCCTGGTCATAAAGTGCTTGGTCAATCTTTTCTGCTTTAGAGTTATCCAATTGAGAAACCCTTGCACTGCCACCTTCTAAATCATTTTCTACATACGGGTCTTCAAAAATCTTTTTACTAATTTTCTTAACATCTGGATTTATTATATCTTGTACTTCGGGGTCATCTTTATCCAATCCAATTTTAGACCAATCCAATTTATCATATGCGGTTTTGTTATCAGCAATTTGCTGATTAGCATCTACCGGTGGATTTGGTGGAGATGGACTTGCGGGAGGTATTGTATAACCAACGAAAGGAACTGCCCCTGGTCCTGGTGTTAGGAGTGGTGGATATAATGATGTAGTTAAAAACATTCCTTGGATTGTAGGCAAGTGAGTTTGAATCGATGCAATCAATTGGTCTAAAAATACTGCGGAATCATCAGTTGGTTTTGCCATTTTGTTTAACTATATTATAATTTTATTTTTTATCCACACAAGTAGGTGGAATTACAAATCCAGAAATAGTTGATACTCTTGGAGTTTTTACAAAACATCCACATCCATTTCTATTGAATCCGCCACCACCGGTATTTCCTTCTATTGTAGTTATCTTACCATCTTTTGATATTGCTGCTACAACTCCAATGTGATGTTCTTTACCTTCAGGCCCATATAACGCTGCAGCTCCTATTTTTGGTGTTTTAGTATATGTACCATTTTTTTTACCCCACGTAGCCCAATTCTTACACGATGCAGCACCAGGAGGAGTTTTTAACCCCGCAGATTTCCACCAAGCAGTTACTGCAGCTGCACACCAGTAATATCCCTCACCTGTTGCTCGGACCTGTTCCTGATTATCTAATCCCGCTAATTGAACCATTATATCAATACGACCAGGTTTACCCGGTGGCGTTTCTCCTCCCGCTTGATTTCCTCCATAATTCAACCCCGCACCTTTATTTGCCTTTGTACCCGTTTCTAATATACCAACATCTTTTTTAGCAAATTCAACTACCTTTAATCCAATAGGGCATGAAGTATCAATATTACCATCAATTTTAACTGGCGTTGAATTTATAGGTTCATTTGATTCTATCGAATTAGCTTGTTTTGTATCAATTTCTTTTTGTGTTTTATCAATATATTCTCTAGCACCATCACGTTGTTCTTCCGTTGCATTGGGATTATTAATTGTTTCTGATGCTCTTTTTACTTCTTCTTTTTTTACCTCAATATCTTCTTCAGATAATTCATAAGGTTCTTCAAATACTTTTCCGGGTGGTGGTACACTTTCTGCCGGAGTATCTAATAATACAGGTTCTAAACTTTGTATATCAGTTGGTTGCCAAGTTCCTGGATTCGTAATCATACTACTAACTGTCGCAATATTTACAACTGCACCTGCAGATGGTATAATGGGAGGTGGAACTGCAGACATTGTAGCACCAGTCCAATATGATATAAACGCAGGGCCCATGTTAGTAATAATAGGATGTTCACCTGATGGTTGTTGGAACGCGGTTGCAAGAATACCATTTAAGGTTGCTTCCATTAATTCAGTATTACCCTTACCAACTGTAATACTATTGACAGTATCAAATCCTCGCTTAACTGCCATATCATATTCTAATGTAAGTTTTTTTGCAAAATCACCATAGGAACTAATTCCTGCTTGGTTCTGCATATAACTCAGCATATTTTGTTTGAATATTTCTAATGACATCTTATTCAGTAAAATTTAAAGTTGATTTGAATTTTTCCAATCTACCTTTAATATCGTTAAATGTACCTCTATTTTCAGGACCAGTTGCAGTAGGACCAGAAGGGGTTTTAAATATTTGTGCATTAATGGCATCAATTAGTTCTTCTAATAATCCTTGTAAAGTTTGACCTCTTACCAATGGTTCTGCATCACTTTCAGTATTTAAATATATCTGGCCCTTACCACCTAAAATGTATGTGTTATTATCATTTGTGGTAATTCTAACATCTCCATTAAAATCTAAATCAGCACCTGCTTTACCATTATCGATTGACATTTTACCATCTGATATAAATCCGTAATTTCCTTTTGAATAGAAAATCATTTCTTTAGATTTGGCAGATAATATGATTCTATCAGAATTTACTAATAATTGGTCACTACCTTTTAATTCTGATGGATATGATTCGAAATGAGTTGGTTTAGTTTCAAAATTTGAAGAACCCCCATCATCTATAATACCTGGTTGGAAATTTAATTTATAATCACCTGATGTAATTGCAATAATTGTGCCATCTTTATTTACATCTTCTTCGGTTAACGACCCCTTTTTTAGTTTATTAAGTGATTCGCTATTTTGTCTATTTCTTAAAATAATAGTTGGTGCAAATTTTCTATCTTCCCCATCTCCATTATTATATCCACTAAAACGAATTGATTGGCCAAATCGCGATTGTATTACTTTATCACCTTCATATAATTTTAAAGGATTAACTTGTTGTTCTTTAAAGTACTTACCAATTTCAGTTTTTCTATCATCAGTACCACCGCCACCACTTGGTGTTCCCGTAGCGTTTGCAGTACTTAGTTCACTTGCACCACTCCCACCTGCCGGTTGTGTATGTGGATAGGTTTTTATATCTATATCGGTTCTTGCATTACCTATATTAATATTTCCTGAAATAGTTCTTTTATAATGTAATCTACCTGCTACATCTATAAGTTGAACCGTCTCACCTACTAATGGAATACCTTCCTCTGGATTAAATGGTGGATATGCTTTATTTTGTTTAGTAGCCGATGTTGCATCCTTTACTGGTCTTATTGCTGCAAACCCAATATTAGATGTATTTTTTTGTTCTACTTCACTAAAATCATATTTAAGTAATAATTCACTTGTATCATCTAATATGATATCTACTACAATACCTACTGTGTTATTTGCAGTTCCTGATGTAGATGTTGAGTTGGGATTAAATCCACTATTTGATATACCTAATCTACTAGTTGCCATTACTTTTTAATTTTTTGTTTTATCTCTTCTACTTCGTTTGTCAATTCATCTACTTTAGCATCTTGTTCATCTTTTACTTCTAAGACCGTTATTTCAATTTCTCGTAATAATTGTTCCTTCTCCGCATCAGATAAGAATCCAACATCTCCTTCGGATTTTGAATTTGCACTAATTATTCTTTGTGCAATTGCTGCAAGTTTTATTAGAGAATCATCATTCCTAACCGATACATCGACTAGGTCTTTTATGATTGGACCAATTACTGCCATATCACCCGCGTGACGAATAATATTTTTCATTTCTGCTATTAATTCAGAAATTCTTTTTCTTTTGTTTTGTTGGTTATCATAGATGTCTTTAAACAATCCACTTAAATCCTTGCCCGGAAATAACTCAAAATTTATACTCATATTTTTATAATTAAGTTCATTATATAAATATAAGGAATAAAAAAACCCCATTTTAGTGGGGTTTTTCTTAATTATGATTTCTTTTTATAATTTCCTTTTTTCTGCTGTTCTGATATTGTCTTTTTAGCAATTTTCTTTCGGTTCTTATCTTTTACTTCTTTTTTTGTAGTTGCCATTGCATTATTCCTTTTCTAGTTTGTTTATAATAATTTTTATTTTAGGAGTATATCCTTTAGGTAGTTTATTGATAATTCCTTTAAACGATTTGATTTTATGGTCGTAATAGTTTACCTCTAATATAGTTTCGGTTAAGTTCATTATAGTTTGAGATGATGTCCACATTTTAGGAGTATCCTTTCTCATATTCAATACACTATCTTTTTTAAAGAATTGTTTTCTTAATGCAATACCTACTTGTTTCCAATTTGTAATTTTATCAATTATCTTTTCAGCACTCAATTTTCTCATTTTAGAACTTAAATACTTTTTACCATCTGAATATCCCGTACCAACATATACGTGTCCGTGATTTGTTCTAACAACCGGACTTTCAGTATTTTGTAATTCTAATTGAGGTTTAAGGTTTGGTATATTTTCAACACTTACCATTTTTTTAGGGGTAGAAATAAATGTATGACCACTTAATCCTTTATTTTTATTTCCCTTCCATACTATTACTGCTTTGATTGCTTCTTTAAGAGTTTTCTTTGAGAATATACTTCTCATCTTAGCACCGTCTTCACCATACCCTCTCATATTTTGAACTAACTTTCCTTCTGCCTCATCGTATCCAACTAAAAGGGCTGAATTAACTACTCCTAACCCGTATTCGTTCATCCCCTCACTCCAATCAGTTACCTCATCGTGTAAATACGCAACTTCAACTCCATCTATTAATTCGTGGATTACTTCTAATTTAGGATGATATCCTCTATCACGATTCTTTGCTAAAATAAATTTATCATCTATTTCTTTAGAAACTATAATACATTCTTGTATGATATTCATTTTAAGTGTTCGTATGTGTTGGTTACAAATCTCTACAATAAATATAGTTATAAATAAAAAAAGGAGATAAACTCCTTTCTTATTAATTGTATTCTATTTTATTTTTTTCTTAACGATATAGTTGTTAAGAACCAACGTATCCATATCACAATCTAAAAATGTATCTATTGCATCTTTAGGGGTGTTTACAATGGTCTTATCTTTAACGTTGAATGATGTATTTAAAACAATTGGATACCCATTATCCTCTTCTAATTGTCTAAGCAAGGAATATACTCTACGATGTTGTTTAAAATTTAAAGTTTGTATTCTTGCAGAACCATCTATATGTGTAATAGCAGGTAGATTTTTTATATGTTCCTCTTTTACTTGAACTACCTGATTCATATAAGGAACTAATGGTTTATAATCAAAGTATTTTAATCGGTCTTCCTCTTTTACAATTGGAGCAAACGGTCTAAATCCTTCTCTTTTTTTAATTACCTTATTTACCCTTGCTTTCATTTGAGGGTCTCGCGGGTTAGCAAATATAGAACGATTACCGAGTGCTCTTGAACCAAATTCCATTCTACCCTCATACCAACCGATAACGTTACCATTTGTAATTTCTCTAGAAATAGTTGTAACAATTTGTGAATGATTTTTAAATTCATACCATACTTCATTTTCATAGTTTTTTAATTCAGTTTCAATTTCATCATTAGTATTAAACGTACCTAAATACGGATTTGTATTTGGAACTCTAACGGCGGATTCGGTATGGGTATAATAGTAATTCAGTGCACACCCAATAGCAGAACCTGCATCAGATGGAGCCGGTGGAATCCATAATTGTTTATAACCGGTATTTTTTAAAATCTTACCATTTGCAGTTCCGTTATATGCACATCCACCACTTAGACATAAATTATTTGTTGCCCTAATAGCAAACATTTTATTTAATAATCTAAAAAATAGAAATTCGTATTGATGTTGAATTGTTGCTGCTAAATCTTTATGTTCTTGTGTTAACTCATCTTCTGGTAATCTATTTGGGAGTTCAAACAACTCCGCTAATTTTTCATTAAACATTGAATTATTCGAATAATCATATGTAAAATAATTCATATTGATTTCAAACCCACCATCTTCCGTTAATTTATATAATTGTTTAAATTTATTTAAATACGTTTCTGAATTACCATATGGTGCTAATCCCATTACTTTATATTCACCTTCATTTGGTTTAAATCCTAAGAAAGCTGTCATTGCAGAATATAACATTCCTAATGAATGTGGGAATTTAATATTTTGTAATTTTGTAATATTTTTACCTTCTGCAAATGCTAAAACAGTAGTTTCCCATTCACCCACCCCATCTACTGATAATATAGTTGCTCTTTCAAATGGAGATGTATAATACGAATATGCTATATGTGATAGGTGATGGTCACCATATGCTAAAATTATATTTGGATTTGTAATCTGATATATTTTAGATTCAATTTCTTTGGCTTGTGCTTTATTTGAATCAATAATAGATTTTCGTTTAAAGAAATTAACCAATCCACCTCTTTTAGTAGATTCTTCAATTCTCTCTAATTTTAATTTAGGGTTTTCGTAAAAGGTAACAACTGATATATCATTACCTGTTATTTTATTATCCTTATACAACCAATTAATAGCATTAGTTGGAAACGTAGCATCGTGTTTTACTCCTGTAAAACGTTCTTCCTCCATTGCACCGATAACTACTCCATCTAATATTAATGCTGCTGAGGAATCGTGATAACCACATGCTATACCTAAAATATATTTTTTATTCATCATCGATATCGTCTTCGGTTAAATCAATCTTTGAAATATCAACCCAAAATGGTTCACTCTTAACTGTGAAATCACCAGTTTCTAAGTAATCATTTAACATTTTTTTCTGATGTTGTTTCATTACATTTACAACCTTTGTAATATAATGAGTCTTACAATCTGTCATTTCTCTTATAAGTAGATATAAATGTTTCTTATTAAAATTTTCTATGAACTCACTTCTACGGAATAATTCTAATACTGCATCTGCAATTTGTATATCTCTTTTCTTATTAAAAATAGTAGTAAGATGCTTATCCCAATACAATAACATTAGGTCTTTAAATTCTCTAAATTCACTGCCTTCCTCCACTTCATAAAAATCATTCTCAGGATTCCAACTTTCTGGCATATCGGATATTAATGCATTTTGTTTCCAACGTTTGTAGTTACCATTATTCTTTAAAATCAAATGATTCTTTGCAATAATAGTAAAATATGAAAACGCCCTTCCTTTACCTTCTTGAAACATATGCATTTTCTCTACCAATGTAGATACAACTTCCGTTTGAATATCTTTTTTAGGAACATCAAAATAAGAAAATTTAAAAGTGTTAATTACGTTTTCTGCTAATTTCTCAAAAGGTGCTTTAATCTTTTCTTCGTAAATTTTACTACGTTTTACTGAGTCTTTTGTTTTGTTATACTCTACAATTGCATCTTGTGCAGGTGTGCCGAAATATATTTTTGATTTTGGTTTTCTTTGTTTTGCCATTTTGGTAATTATAATATTTCGTTTAGGTTTTCAACAATTGTTTTTAATTCAGTAAAAGTAGCTCCAACTTCATCATCAGATTCAAATGAACCACGTGAATCTACGTTCCTTAAATTTTCTAATGCGTTAGATACTTTAAATTTAACTTCTAATGTAGTTTCTACAAGAGTGTCTTCCAATTCCTCGTTTTGTTTCAGTAAATTGAATATACCAATAGTAAATGTTATATTTAACACTACTGAAATCAGTAAAATGATGTAAATGTATGTCATAGTTTGTTTTTATGCTTCACCCATTGGTCCATAATATATTCCTAATTTAGAATCATCATCGGATGTTTGGGTATTTGCTTTTTTTATATTGTTTTCTAATTGTTTTACTTTTAATTGAACTTTTTCATACCATTCTTTTTCTAAAATTATACCTTTATCTATTAAAAGATTTACAAGGGTATCTATTACAATACTATGGTTTAAAGTGTGTTGTTCTATCTGTTGAAGAATCAATTTCTTCTGCTCCTTTTTTGTTAATTTCATTTATTAAATCTTTTATAGTAAAATTATTTGTTTCATCTAAATTACCAAACGCTTTTTTAATTGATTCTTCATGATAACCCAATGCTGCAGCTAATCTTGCACATATAGTTTTAAATTCAAAAATATTCAATTCATCTGGTATTGTAAATTCTATTTCGGATGCTTCTCTTGCATGTTCAATGTAATCATCATCGGTGTACTTAAATATTAGTTTGGCCATATTGTTGTTTTTTTAGTTTCTATTTATTTTTTTTGTAATATCTCTTGTATAATTGTTATCGTGAAAAAATCCATCAAATAATGATTTGTTTTTTATATATCCATCCGTACACATTAAATCAAACATATAATCTGCATTTGTTTTAGATACGATTTCATTTGAATTAAACATCTCTAATATAAACTTTTTAATTCCATTTACTATTTCAATTTTATTATTAAAATATTTTTGGTTTTCGCTGGGTTGTTCATTTATAAATTCTCCATTTACAATATCAATATAAGTACCAACTTTATCAGTTAAAACTGATTCTAAAAATATTATATTATCTTTTAATTTATGGGTATAAAAATCATAAAACCCCTTAACATCATCTAATAGTGGATTTCCTTTATAAGTAATATATCGACCCTTAAATTTTAATCCGTAGGTTTTTTCTATATTATATTGAGTAGTTCCTTGATAGCCAGTATCAACCATTAATATATTTTTAGAATTTCCTATAACTTCAATTATATATTTTTGATACTCATCTCGTGTTATTTTAGATTTTTCTATTATTTCTTTTAAATACAAATCTAAATTTGGTATTTTTTTATTACTATCTATCATCACATCATTTTCAATAATTGGAGTTATACCAAACCTATCTTTTAATAAATTGGATAATTTTCCATTATATCTATGCAACTCAAATGTTCTAAAAATATCTGCAGTGTTATTAATTGAAACTATTGTTGATAATGTGCGAGATGTTTTAAAATATACTGATGGTGGTAAACTATATTTCTCTTTAAACAATTCATAGATTTCTTGTAAGAACAATCCTTCTCTTGAGTTAAAAAGAATTTTATCACAATCTCCTATTTCGGTTTTTAACCAATCAAAGTAATTAAATATAAGTGGGCCAAAATAGGTATATCCTAATTCTTCTAATGATTTTGTATGATTATCAACATGTGTCATTATATTACAAACACTTTAAAAGAAGTTATTCCTAAATCAACCCAAACATCTATTACTCTCTGGTCATCATCATATGCACAAAATACATTTTCTTTTATTTCAGTTTCATATATTTTTTTTTTAAAGATGGGTGCTTTTAAAAAATTATTTTCCCAACTTCTCATATATAAATTATCGTATGGGATATTGTATTTTTGTAACCATTCTTTAGTAACCTTTCTTGTAGATTCTGGTCTACCTGTTAATATGATAACCTCAAACCCATTTTGTTTATAATTCTTCGCCAATTCAATCATTGGTAGATTTGGTTTGTCTTTTATAAGATTTTCAGATGAATGCACAATATCCCAATCCAATTTTCCGTTTTCTTTTTCTGCTAATTTAAATCTATCATTAGCTATTGACAATGTATTATCTATATCAATTATTATTTTCATAATTCTCTTAATCCTTGTTTTTCATAACTTACTGGCACTTTAATTCCCGTGTTACATCCATTACAATTATCACAAAATGTAATATATCCTAAATCAGTATAACCTAAATCAAATTTAATTAAATCTTCATTTGATATGTTATTTAAACTAACATAATCATTATCACTTAGAGGAAATAGGTTGGTTCTAACTGCTGAAGTATTAAGGTGACAATAGTAAAACTTACCATCATTCAATCCTCTAAATGGTGCTGTGCAACTATCAAAGTGTTTAATTAATTTATCTATTTCTAAATTCTTTTTAACTCTTAAATCTCCAAAATCATACCACTCTATTTCATTTCTAACATAATGTTTAATTCCATAGTTTTTATATTCTTCAATAGTACGCATAACTTTATTTTTAAGTTTAGGTAATTTATCCGAATAATCACTTATACTTAAAATAACATCACTATCTTTTAATAATTCAAGAATACTTTCTTTTGGAGTAACTGTACCATTAGTAGTGATTATAAGTTTATCTAATTTATCTATATGGTTTACTAAAATATGTTGGATTATATTTTCAATATCTGGATGTAGAAATGGTTCTCCACCAACTAAATGAAACACACTTACAAAGTCTACAACTTTAAAATATGAATCTATATCGGTTATAATAGTTGATAAATTTCTATGATTCGGATTATCGTAATGTGGTATAAACATATTACAATGCGAACACGCTAAATTACACCTTTCAGTTACTAATACATCTGTTTGAAATATATGAACTAACTTCTTATACATCAATGGCCAGATTCCTGCTATATGTTTATATGTAGTGTAGGTTGTATTATGTTCATCCAAATATTTTATATAACGTTGTCTATATTCATCCGTTGTAATGATAACTTTCTCATTACCATTAAACTCATCTATATGAATTAATTTTATATTCTTTCTATCACTCTTATATTGTTTGGCTTCACGATAATAAGAACTAATTTCATTCAAATTATTTATAATCGTACTACTTTTTACATCGTGGTCAACAATATATTTTATTTTTAATCTACCACTTCCAAGCAAAAAATCCATACTCCTAATAAATTGGA